GTCCTTTCTGGGATGCATTACTCTCCAGTATCTCTTACATAAACCCTTTCTTTCAATAATAGTTAGGTTAAGGCAGATCGTCCGTAGACTTCTTCCTTTCTCCCTTGTATTATATTCATACATCGTAGTTTAGTAATTTAGCCCTATAAAGTAGCTTGAGCCCTCTGCTTGCAGAGATCGTCACTTTCTCACACTTCTGGTATAGAAAATCCATGTTAGATAGATCATCCATATGCTTCCATTTCTTAGCTCTAACCCTAAAAGTTCGGTTTCCCTAGTTTTCACCGTACCGTCAAAAGACGAGGTTACTTACTCTTTTAGTCGCCCAATAGTGGTTCAACATATTTCAGACTTCTCACTTAATCACGTTAGTTATTCCGTAATCTTTATTCATAGTTAGTCTTAAACTTCTATATCCCTTCCATAATATAAGGAAGTTCTTAGATCTCGGCAATCGGTTATGATGATGCCCTGGAATCTTCAGAATGGTAAAGTATCATGTCGCCCAATTAGAGTTTCCTCTTGGAGCCGGCATGTACCTTTGTAAAACCATCATCTTCACTCTCCTCTTCTTTCTCTTTTTCTCTCACCTTGTCTTTCTCGACAGGATCTATCTCTAGTTCTTTCAAGCGTCGCCTAAGAGCATTGATCTCTTTCAATCCCTCAGCAGCCTTAGCGGCTTCATGTAGGATAACGTGCGCGTCTTGCTTGGCCCCTCTCCAATGAGGGCCTTCAGATCTAGGTGGTATAGTCTTAGTCATCTTCCCTTCCTTTACTTCTTCCACGACTGGCGTGAACCCAGGTTTACCAACTGTCTTCTCAAATCTGATCGTTTTATTGATCTTTTGAGGGACTCTTCCAAGAGTTCGGAGGTTTTTAGGTCTCTTCTTCTTTTCAGCTAGTAGCCCAGGTCCCAGGTAGCTCAGCGTGTAGTCAAGGAAGTTCATAATCATTGTTGAAGCAGGAGGCAAGTCTGCCGTATTTGCTAAGATGGTATTTGGTCCGAAGATCATTTTCATCGTTGCAGGTAGCAGCTCGTCGATTGTTTCCAACAAGAAGTTGAACGACTTTGTCATTGTATAGTACCCTCCGGAATAAAGTCCGGGGTCCATGAGGTCCCACCACGCGTCCTCAGTTTCTGTGATATCCATGTTGGTGCCTTCTTGAGTCACGGAAAATCCGTTTGAATCAAAGGCTGAAGACCACACGGTCGCACCATTGGTGTTACCGTACCAGTCTATTTGGTACCAACCCGGTTCATTCAGAACCAAAGTATCGGCGTGAGTGCCGTCTGACGACTCTACTACCACGTTTGAACGGTAGAGCGTATCCTTGTCTTCTGTTGCTTCAACACAGAACCAATCCTTAAACACTCCCGCGGGAGAGGTACAGGAATGTTGTGTGGAGCCAGCGTTGACATAGTTAGGCTCGGCAAGAGCAGATATTGCCGGGATCACACTCGGAGTGTATAAATCCACGGTATATTCCACCCATACCGAACCTAGTGAGGTGATATTACCTGATGTGGCAGCGAAGAATGCGCCTACATAGTAATTGCTGGGATCAGCACTCATAGGTACTCCACCAGGAGGAACGATGTATTTCATCCCTTTCCCCTGTTGGAGCGCTTTCTTGTCGCAGGTGAATGTACATGACAAGAAAGGAGGAGTTTCTACGAATCCTTGGAAACTCGAGGCAGCGCCTTCATCCAAATAATCTGGGTTAATGTCTTCAGTATAATCCGCGATATCATAATCAGCGAATAACTGGACCACACCATCTTTTTGGGTAGAACTTCGGGTTCTGTAATGGAACCTGAGTGAACGGAAGTTAAAACTTTCCCAGTTGTAGGCTATTTTTGAAAGCCAAGGGAAAAGTTCTGCGTTGCCGGGATTGAGTTTGGCCGATAGAACAATCGACCATTCCGCGTTTTCGGGCTCGAGTACACCAATGAGCTCACGATGAGAGACGGTAATAAAATCTTTACCGCCGGAGAAAGAAGGTCGGCTACCAGCGAGTGTCTGAGCATATGATGCCGGGACGCCTCGGGGTGCAGAAGACTTCTTTTTCTGTGAAGAAGCTAGTTGTTTTTTCAGGCTAGCTACCTGAGACTGCAATTTAGCAGTCGGTTGAGTCTTCTTGGACATGAGGGAGTATGTCTTTGGAGATTCGTGTGTGTTGCCAGGTATTGGATACCCGTGGCACCCAACCTTTGACCATAATAGGTTGGCGGGGACTGTGCATTTACAGTTACAAAGTAATAGTCATGCTAGCGTACCAGCAGGTGACATCTCTGTTGAGCTTTCCAGTCTCTTGGCATTTATTTCGCGCCGAGAAATCAGTCAACGTATCTCAAGAGGATTACTAAAGTCATTTCTGTCCTTAATTTGAAAGGTCTGTGATCAAAGCTTACGCTACACAGGCTAACATTTCAGAGGGATATATTCAGACGAAGAAGGACATTGCTAAATTCGATCGTAGGGAGTGCAAAAATCACTCGCTCGTCGTCGAATTGTAGTCCAAGTTCCAACTATTCTGAAGCTCCACACAGATGAATCTTAAGGTTCCTTTTGAGCTGTTGCTGAACCAGCAAACGAAAACTTAGCACTTTGGCAAGTTTTGGCTCATTAATTGTAAACCCAATATAGCGCAATCATTCCAAGGCCATTACTGGCTATGATTTGCACTATGACAGTTTAACGACTTGTCGGTCAAAGGGTATCCATCACACACGACTTAGAGAAATGTACGTATATAGTCAAGCAATTGATCTGGGAGGGAGTTAAACTTCCCTGCACCAATTATGCTTAACATAACACGCACATCGCCCACAAGTCCTCCTAAGAGATTCACCTCCTTCAGGGACGGACATTCCGGTATCCATTTCTCATAGATATACCGGGAAAAGCGCCAATAGGATAGTAAGGTATCTTCTCCTATCGGCTTCAGCCTGTAATCTTTCCTAATCCGAGTAGCTAAGATCTCAAACTCTTTTTGGAGTGGGATCCGCTTCATGCCATTCCGGCACTGATTGTAATAAGCAACTCTCTCTGACCAAGGGTCAATGGACTCTTCCGTCTCATCCATGTTCATGACATAATCACCTACCACAAGTTTACACTGTGGTACGAGATGTTGCATGATTTTAGGAGCGGGAAGAACACCTTTTGATCTATAGAGGGACAGTTCGGGTTTATTCACGAACTGCGCAGCGAGGATCCTCTGCTGCTTTGTTACTTTTATGATTCTAGGCCCATTACATGGATCGAGACCTAATCCGCCTAAGTGTACAGGCAGATACCAATTGGGAATCACTTCATCTTCTCTCGGCTTGGAAAATCGTTCCAAACAGGCTGGGACTGCACTTCGAGTCCACTTCGCACGCTTGACCATGCGATTAATATCACGCGTGAGATCAGTTATCTTAACCGTCTCTACAGCGAATTCTCCAGGTTTACCGGAAGATTTCTTTTTGATGTTATTTCCAAAAATGAATCTTTGGTTCAGATAGTCAACTCGTTCGAGTCTATCTTCATTTCGCCTGAAAAACTGTGAATTAATCAGCCCACCCTCGGTACAACGGTAGTCTTTCCCCTTACTGGTTCGGAGAGAGACTTCATCACAATTTGATCTGTGAAGCACAAGAAAGTATTCATCAGGAGAGACGAAGAAACAATCATCACCATTGATGATAACGTTTTTTCTCAACATCTCTCTTTCTGATTTAATCTTGTTCCATAGTAACCTTGGCTGAACATAGCCAGCGCGGCGCAGCGCTCTTGGATTGTTAATGGTATACATAGCATTACTTGACACACACGGAACATATACATCGTATCTGTCTGCTAACCATTGCTCAATAGTGAGAAAGTAAACTGAAAGATTTACACAACACAAGATCGGAAAAGATCCTGGATGGCCCATTAACTGGCCTTCTGTGTTTTTCTTCAATTCACCCATCTCCTCTACTGGGGTTTCGGTAGCATTTCGCAAATTAGCATCGACAGCATCTGGCAGGCCCGGAGGGTTTTTAGTTCCCTCACCTGCTGCAAATGCGTCACGATAGTTTTGCAATGTCAATTTTGCTTTCGCCACTTCCTTCCCGTAGCATAAACTTACGGGTTCAAAGGACCTCTTCAATAAGGAAATCCCTTGAAAATCCAAGTCTCTCAATGCAGCCTCCGTGCACTTACTTTTCATTAAGTCGGTCGCCGCCTCAAAATCTACTGACGCAATAATGGGCTTGCTGTCAGGACCCAACCACTCTTTGATTGTTGTGTAGATTCCATTTACACGATCGGTGAGGTCTTCAGTTTTAAAAGTTGAAGCGTAATGACGCTTCCAAGAACTTAGAAAATGACCTTGAACTGGCTGGATCGCGGTATACATAAATCCATCACCCTTTGAAATAATTCTTATCTTTCCCGGTTCATAAATGGGAACGATCTGAATCAAGGGTGCATGAAATTTTGCATCATCCACGCTACCACGCGCAACACCTATCTGTGCTCTACATTCCTCAATGACCCCATTGCGGTAATCATCGACACAGTCCGTCAAACTCCTACCAATTGGAATTTGAACTGTGACCACGCGACCTTTGGTCTCGGTAACCGTTCGTACAGTGTATAAATTTCCACCTTCATAGGTGAACACTGGACGGGCAGCACTCTGTGCTTGCCAGGCGTACTCGCGCCTCCACCATGCACTCTCTTTGACCACAGTTGTGGTTCCTTTGAGATGTATGGTTTCATGTCCACGCTTTAATTCTTTGGCGTGCATGAACATTCCCAAGTTTCCTCCCTTTAGAACGGGGTTCTGGAAACACGCGCTCATGGTTGGTAGTAACTTATTGAGCTTAATCTTGTTTTCTTCCGGTTGGAAAATCTCTTTGGAGATTATACTAATCGATTCAGAAGTAACAGGATTGAGCTCACGTTGTGGAAGTGTCAAACGATCAAAATTCTTGAGTAGATTTTTGATTAGCGAATAAGGCCCCAATGGTGGCCACGCTTGTTTGACTCCTTTTTGGAGTGAGGAGATGAATGATACATCTCTCCTCAGGATTCTCCTATCAACGTAGTTCTTCAACCATCCGGTATACAGCTTTATAGTCTGTCCGGGCGGGAAAAAACCTGGTGGGTCGGGTGGTGTCGGATCGTGAAACACATTTACGAGATATAAGTCATGCCAGTACTTCACAAAAGTCTGACATCGATCTTCGAGCTTCACATCTGATAGCTCCATCTCACATAATGTGTGGAAGGTATTCTGGAAACTTTTTGTAATTCGGTCTCTTCTCCGCAAGTCTGTTGTAAAATCAACACGACAAGCGAAGGGCCAAATCAAAGAGCTTAAGATTCTCTTCAACGATTCCTTGAACTGTGGTTCCAAGTGTGTGAAAGCAGGCTCATGAATTTGAGCATGTTCCACTACACGGGTGACCACGGACGATACGATCTTACCTGCATTCGGAATTTTTCCTTCGATTGCATTAAAATACATACCAGCATCAACAGTGATTGCCATCTGCCCTCTCTTAACGGAGCGGGACGGTGTTTTGAGTGTCTCGGAACGAGACACGACTCCACCTTTGGAGTCTCGGTTCTTCCCCATCAAGGAAGACCTATCAGCAAGCATTTTTGGATCATGCGGTGGTTGACATGAATTGTCAGCCGGCGGAGCGAAGTTGTTGGGAAACATAATAATTGTTTTCTAATGATGGAC